AGCAGACGACGTTGATGTAGTTTCTATGGCTTTGGCCGATCTGGGCATGGCGCCCGCACCGGCCCACGAGCCCGAGGACGAAACGGAGTCTGAGGAAACGATCTCTGACAACACTGACGAAACTGAGGAGTCCGAGGAGAAATCCGAAGATCCGAGTGAAGATCCCGTCACTGAACCCGAGGACAGCGAGGAGGACGAGCCGGCCGATACAGAAGCCAGCGCCGAGGCCCCGAAGGACAAGGTTCAGAAGCGGATCGACAAGTTGGTCGCCAAGCAGCGTGAGTCCGAAGAAAGGGCCACCGCCGTCTCGGCTGAACTGGAGCAACTAAAAGCCGCCAAGGCGGATCTAGAAGCCCAGCTCAACCAGACGAGCCGCCCCATCCTCTCCCCGTCCGCCGACAATCCGTTGGCCGACGTTGATGGTGAGGAAGTCTTGGAGCAGCGTGTGCAGAACGCCCAAGCGGTAAGACGCTGGGCCTTGCAGAATAGCGACGGCACCACGATCAAGAAGCCGGATGGTTCGGAGCAGTTCATCAGCGGCGACGAGGTGAAAGATTACCTCATCAAAGCGGATGACATCCTCACCGTGCATGCGCCAGCGCGCAGGGCTTGGCTCTCGCAAAGGGCCCCTGCCGTCGAGGCGGCGAAGAACATCTTCCCCGACCTCTTCAAATCCGGCACGGATCTCAACAAAGCCTACCAGGCTACGGTCAAGTCGGCCCCGGAACTGTTGCGCATCCCGCAGCATGAATACTGGATCGGCCTCGCCCTCTACGGAGAGCAAGCCCTCATGGCCTCGCAAAAGGCCAAGGAAGCCAAAGCCGCCGCCGAGAAGAAGGTTTCGTCAAAGAAGTCAGAATCTAAACCCCCATCTGCTGTGAAGCCGGTCAGCACGTCCAAATCTGCCACCAAAGGCAGCTCCGCTGCAAAAAACCGCATCCTGTCTGGAGATGTTTCAATGGAAGCCATTGAGGCATTCGTCTCCGAAGGACTGCTCTAAACCCGCAATCACTACTTAGAAACACTATAAACTACTATGAGTCAAGGACTTGTACATCCCGCCGTCGGCTTGAGGGAAGACCTCGCTGACGTAATTAGCGTTGTCGATGCCAAAAACACCCCCATTAGCTCCATGGCTAAAAAGGGTGCAGACCTAACCAATGGTTCGGTCTTCTCTTGGCAGGCCGACAGCTACAACGACCCGTCGTTCGACGGCGTCCTCACCAATGCCGATGTCAGCACTTTCGCTGATCCGGCCGCTAACCGCGCCCTCCTTTCCGGCCGCGCCCAGAAGTTCCGCCGTTCCATCAAGGTCGATGACTTTGCCCAGAACGTCGATAACGTCGCTGGCGTTGGTAAGAAAAAGGAAATGGCCCGTGGCGTTTCTCGCTCGTTGGTCGAAATGGCCAGGGACATTGAGAGCGCAATCGCATCCGACAACGACAGCCAAGAGCAGAGCGGCGCTACGCCGTTCAAGACTCGCGGCCTCGGCAAATGGATCACGGATTCGGCTCAGACCGACCTCCCTGTTCCCGCTGCCTATCGGACGCCCGCTGCCAGCACCTTCGCCAGCGCCCTCTCGGGGCTTACTGAAGCCAACGTGCAGACCATCCTCCAGTCGATCTACACGGTCACTGGTCAGATCAACACGATGGTCTTGGTTTGCGGACCCGAGCTGAAGCGTAAGTTCACCGAGTTCACACGCTTCGCCACCGGCTCCGATGCCGCCCAAGAGCTGTCCATCCGCACGTTCACCCAGCCCACAGAGGCCCGGAAGATCACGGCGAAGGTTGACACCTTTGAAGGCGACTTCGGCACGATCAGCCTGTTGCCCTCGCTGTTCAACGCGAAGGACCAGAACGAAGCCACCCAGATCCGTCGCGGCTACCTGCTTGATCCCAACATGATCGAACTGCGTTACGGCCGTCGCCCCCGCTTCCAAGAGTTGGAAGACCAAGGCGGTGGACCTCGCGGTCTCATCGACGCCATCTGCGCGCTCGTCTGCTGGAATCCGAAGTCCCTCGGCAAGTTCTCGTCCACTTCCTAGTAACACCTAACAAGGAGAAATAATTACCATGAAAGTCTACGAACTCCCCGCAAACACCAAGGCCGCTGCCGGCTTTACCCACAAGGTCATTCTTGACCACAACGACCTCACCGACACCGACGCGGCCCAGACCATTAACCTCATCCCTGTGGTTGCTGGCACGGTCGTCAAGTCCGCTGCCACCCGCCTCGTCAGCGTGTTCGACAGCTCGGACGCCGCGACTATCACCACCACGGTGGAGATTGGTCACGACGATACCACGGCTGACGCCGACGAGTTCATCACCTCGCAAGAGCTGAACCCGAGCGGCACCGAAGTGTTCTACAAGGTCAACCCCTCTACGACGCCTTACGTCATGGAGGCTGGCACCACCGCCTCGCCGAAGTATATCCAAGCGGCCTTCGCTTGCACTTCGGGCGACAGCTTGGCCGATCACAACACCGGCGAACTTGAGGTCTTCCTTGAGATCGTCAACGTGAACGATCTCTAAGCGTCTTAACACTCTGCGGCTCTTTCGGGGGCCGCAGCAGTTAGGATGTCAAATAGTCTCTGGTCAGAATTTGTCACCGATCTCGGCGACGATTTGGCTCACGCAGTAAAGGAAGAATTGCTCACTGGATGGAACGCCTCGGCGGTCCTCTCCGGTGTGCGACAAAGCCGGATCGCGGAAGCCAACGCCCGTTTGGAGCATTGTGCCATTGAAGGCGTAGGGCAGCACACCATGAGCGTGGACGCCGATGTCTGGCATTCATGGAATGCCGCCGAGAATGGCTGCTGGCATGACAAGTCCTTCCGCGACTGGTTCGCCAAGAAGCATCCCGAAACCACCGTTCCCTACACCCCTCGCAAACCCATGGTCGGCTACCGGCCCTAAAACATTACCGGCATCTGTCCATGATCGAATCCCCCGACCGCGAGAAGATCAGCGAGATCCTCACCGACATCGACCAAGCCGATGCGGACGGCAGCCAATACGTTCAGCGTAAGCTGCGCAACTGGAACACCCGCTATTGTGTGTGGCCGGGTCAGTCGGAGGATGGCCGCAAACACGCCGGCGCCATGGGCCGCCAGCCTTGGCCCTGGGATGGGGCAGCAGATACGCGCGTCCGCTTGGCCGACAATATCATTCGGGACCATTGCGCTATCCTGACCAACGCCTTCTTCAAGAGCCGCGTCCAGATCCAGCCGGTCGAGTCTATGGACATCGACAAGCGCAACGCCGCTGAATCCGTCCTCAAGTGGCTCCTCTTCCAACATTGCTTGGATGACTTGCGCAGGGAAGTCCGCCTCGCCGCGGAGTTCCGCGAGACCTACGGCTTGGCCATCATGGCTGTCGATTGGCAGCAGACCACCCGCACCGAGATCAAGCGGTTCACCATAGAGGAAGCCCAGATGATGGTGCAGGAGTCGCAAGACCCCAACCTCGCCGCCCTCTTGGAGATCGTCATGGACCCGCTGCAAGAAGAGACCGCCGCCGAGTTGCTTGGCCAAGTTGTTCCCGAGCTGGGCAAGGTTTCCAAGGTCCGCGCCCTCCGCGACAAGGGTGAAGTCGAGTGGGAGGCGCCCTACGTTTTTGAATCCAAACCCGTCTGGACCGCCCTTGAAGCATGGGAGGATGTCATCTTCCCGATCCAGACCTTCTCTCTCCAGCGCGCCGCGTTCGTTGCCCGCAGAGAATTACTCAATGAAGTGGAGTTGCGCGAGCGGGCCGCTGTCGAGGGATGGGATGAGGATTGGGTTGAGGAAGCCGTCAAGCACAAGGGCCAGCTCAAGCGCATTCACCTCAATCTCCACCGCACCGACCAGTTCCTCTTTGAGCAGTTGCGGGACATGATTGAAGTCTGGCACGTCTTCCGCAAAGAGAACGACCCCAAGACCGACGCAGTCCGCGTCACACGCTCGGTCATTAGCTACCACGTTCCCGACAAGGCCGCCGTCCATGAGCTGCTGCCCTACAGCCACGGCATGTATCCCTTCGTTGAGATGCCCCGTGAGCGCGCGACCCGCCCTCTCTTGGAGAGCCGTGGCATCCCCGAGCTAGTCCAGACCGCCCAAGAGGAAATCAAAATCCAGCGCGACTACCGCGCCGACCGCGCCTCAATCAGCATCCTCCCGCCCGTGCGCGTGCCGGCCAATCGCGGGAAGTTTGACCTAGTCCTCGGCCCCGGCGTCCAAATCCCCGAGCGCCGCCCCAACGAGATCGGCTGGATGGACCCACCGCGTCCCGACGCTGGCAGCATTGAAGTCGAGAACGCCACCAGATTTGACGTGAACAACTACTTCGGCCGCATGGCCGATGGTGTCCCGCCGCAGATGTCCATGATCCACGCGCAGGAGATGGTCGATTCGTGGCTGCTGGACATGAAGCTCTGCATCATCCAGACGATGGCGCTCGCCCAGCAGTATCTCACGCCCGAAGAAGTTTCTCGCGTCACCGGCAACGCATCGCTGGCGTTCAGCGCAAGCCCACAAGACATCCGTGGGCGCTTTGACATCACTGCCGAGTTTGACGCGAGACTTTTGGATAACGAAGCCTTGGGCGCCAAGCTGAAATACTTGAGCGAGATCCTAGTGCCAATGGACAGCTTTGGCGTCATCGACCGCGCCGGCTTGGTCAAATACATGTTCCAAGCCGTAGACCCGAACATGGCCGCCATGCTCGTCCAAGACATCGGCGCCGCCACCCAGCAAGAGATTGAAGACGAGCAAGGCGCCTTCGCCAAGATCGCCGCCGGCACCGAGCCCCCCATGAAAGAAGGCGGTCAAAACGCCCAGGTCCGCTTGCAGACCTTGCAGCAAATCATCCAGTCCAACCCGGCTGTCAGCCAGCGCTACCAGCAGGACGAAATCTTCCGCCGCATGCTCGACGCCCGCATGCAGGCATTCAACTTCCAGCTCCAGCAAAGCCAAAACGCCGTCATCGGCCGAGTCGGCGCCCAGCCCGCATTGCAGCAAATGGCGCAGGAGCAACAACTCGGAGGCCCGCAAGCAGCGGCTTAATCTATGGCATTCTCCCCCAACGTAGCCGTCAGAAACATCGCCGGTCTAAATATTCCGCAGCATAACGCGGTGGAACTGAATTACGTCTCCACGACAAACAATCTCGCCACGGTGGTCTACAAAGAAGGCAGCCAGACAGTCGCCACGCTCACCTTCACCTATGTCGGCGGCACGCCGTCCAGCGATGACGCAAAGATCGCCACAGTGACCCGCTCTTAAATCTCAAATTTCTAATTTGTAATGCCTTGGACGTTTAACCCCTTCAGCGGCACGTTCGATCAAAAAGGATCGGGCGGCGGCGCGTCCTACATCGACGGCGAGGTAGCGACCTATGCGGACCTGCCACTGGACGGCTCGGCTGCGCTTAACACCGCATGGCTTGTCCGCGAGGCCAGCGGCGTCTGGCCGGTTAGCCGCAAGCAGGCGGGCATTTACATCCGCACGGCGACCGGCGGCAGCAACAGAGACGCCGACTACACCTACGCAGGCACCATGCCGGACGTGTTCAGCGATGCGCAGTTCACGCTCTACGGAGACGTGGACTCCACGAAAAACGTCAAGTTCAACGTAGGCGCCCAAGTCGGCGCAAACCAAACCCGCGTAATCACCGTCCCAAACAAAAACATCACGCTGGACGACGCGGGCGACTCTCGGACACCAAGCTCAACACTGGCTCATGCGGCCAGTCATGCGGCTGGAGTTAGGGCCGAATTTAAAGACATACCCGCAGGAGCCACCACGCCCGTTCTTGTTCGCGCAAACGCCGCTGGAACCGCAGGCAACAGCATCACGCTTACATTTAATGGCTCTCAGTCGATAATTAACCGCCTGTCTGCGTGGAACTCGGCCAATCCATCTAACCAAGCAACTTTAATTTGGGGTGACGAAGAACAAATCCCATCCAATGGCGCGGACATTACACTTTCTGGCGGGACTGCTGGCGGATCAGACCCAATTCCGTCTTTTTCTCAACTTGCCGTTAATGATGGCAATGATGTTTCATTAGTTTCGCTAAACGGCGCATCAAGCAATATCATTGAATTTGAAGCGCAAGAGCTAACATTTCAACATACTGGCGGCAATGGTACTCCCTACATTTCCGTTACGGACGAAAGCAACAATGAGGCGTTGCTTGGTCTTCGTGCGGGCGAAATGTTTTTGCAAGGAAGCAACGCTGATGTCCGTATCGAGCAAAATGGTGGCAATCTTGCCAACATCCTTATGGCAAGCGCCAAACTTGTTGACGATTTAGGCTTTGACCAGCAAGGGCCATATACTGCGACAATAGATGTTCAAGAGCAGCTTACAGATGACGTAACCCTCACGATCCCCGACCAGTCGGGAACTCTCGCAGTCGTTACAGACATCCCGACCACCGCAGGAGACGTTGGAGCGGTAGCAGCGGGAGCCATCACAACCAGCGGCCTCACCCAAGCCACCGCAAGAATTTTAGGAAGGACGACCGCCAGCACAGGTGCCGTCGAGGAGATCACAATCGGCTCGGGCCTTTCGCTTTCGGCGGGGGAGTTGTCTTCCACGGTCAGCGCCATCGCTCCAAGCATCGTAGACGCCAAAGGCGACCTTATCGTGGCCTCGGCGGCGGACACCGTGGCACGGCTCGCGGTCGGCGGCACGAACGGCCATGTGCTTACAGTCGATTCGGCGGAAACGCTGGGCGTGAAGTGGGCGGCTGCGAGTGGCGGCGATACCGTCTCCATCGAAGCATCGGCGGCAGACATCCTTTCCGTGGCGAGCGGGGCTATCTCGGCGGATGACGCAGGGGCGGAT